TATAAGTAAAACATTTATTTTCACACACCCTCCGTGTGTGATGGTAGAGACCTGGTTGTTAGCCAGGGTACCAAAATATTGTTACGTATATAAAGTTAGTTAACTTGTGTAGATTCCACACTCAAATAAAAAGCAGATTGCGGGATGGGATCTCATTCCGCCATGCCCTTCAACTCAAAGCTTAGCCTTTGGTATGAGGGGCAACTTGCCCTTGTCCTCGAGGAACGCAATCAAGCGTCCCGCCATGGATGAGGAAAGTCCTGTGCTCTGATCTAACACAGGCGAACTGGCTGGGGCAGGAGGTACGTCCTTGTCCTCAGCCTCGGTAGTCTTCACTGGACGTGGGATCATGACCGGAGACGAGCTCGGCACGTGCTTAGGGGCCTTTACGGCACCTGCGCGTGGGGAGCTGGTGTCTCGGACAATGTCCTCAATATCCAGGAGACCTGTTGTCGGCCTGAGCCTCCTCTTCCTGAGAGGAGGCTCTTCGGGTGTCTGCGCATAGACAGGCACGGCCAACTGGTGCCCAAACATGAAGTCGTCTGCTGCTGCACGGCAGATCCACTCCGGAACTGCAGGATCAACTGAGCCCGAAAACGGTGCCCAGATCGGTATCCAAGGGGGGTAGGTAATGTCATCGTCTGAGTCGACAAGCGACTTCCTGTATGACGTGACTGGTACCCCCAATGGCCACTCGACTTCGAACTCTGTCACTCCCTTGAAGCGGGTGTCCGCGACAGCGAAATGACTCGGGATGCTTCCGCCGACTGGGTCCTGCAACCCAGCAAACCATGCACTTGTAGGCACGACGCCAAAACGATACCTGAGCCCTCCCCGATTCCATCGGAAGCAGGGGGCCCAGAACGCAAGGTGGTCGAGCGCAGTGATTGGATTGCCATCGAGATCGTCATACGACAAGGTCGTCGTAATGGCGTCCACAAAGGTGGGCGTTGCATCCACATAAGTCGTGTAGAACATGCAGAGTTCCTCAATGGTCGTGAACTGCTCAGTGGACACCACACCTGCTTCCTGAATACTGGTGGCTGGCACCAGCGCCGCAAAGTCCCCATCAAACCTCTTGACCAGCGATTGTTGCTTAAAGCCGACTGCTGCCGGCGGAAGCCCAAGCGCTGGACGAGGGATAGGGTGCACAGAGTTAATAAACGTCATATCTGCTGCTGCTGCAACGTAGATATTATAGTAAATCACTGCTCCCTGTGTCGCGTCTGGCTGGTTCAGCGGGTTCACCAGAGACATGGTTAGGTACGAGTTCTTGTCCTCTGTCGCGTAGTTGGTGTCTCCGCCAGTCCCCATGTGCGTGTAACCCCTACACCTCTGGTAGGGCATGGGGGACACATACGGCACTGTAAATGCCGTACTTGTATCCCCGCGCACATCGACGACCGACGAGACTGCGTCACCTGCATGGGTCTCCAAGTCTGGGGGCAGCGCCGACGATGGCCAGTGTGTAATGCGCACACGAGCTGTCACGAACTGCGACGTAATGAACTCGATGAGAAATCGCACCCCGCCACGCCAATAGAGGAAAGCGTTTGCTGCATAGCCCATGGGTGTCGGCGTGTACGCGTTCACTCCAGTTTCCGCCACGAGATGAGATATCCCGGGGTGTACTGGGGTAGAGAACAGCGGCACTCCGACTTCATCCTCCTTGGTGATAACTCCTGAGTACACGAGCCCTGGCTTCATGATGAAGTCCGTGAGCTTGTTCTTCCTGAGCTGGCAACCATGGGGGGAGCCAAGGCCTGCGCTTGGATGGCGCGAGAACTTGGTGGCCAGTGCAACACCGTGGGTGTAGTTCTGGTCCCGGTATTCGTCGTTGTAAACGGGCACCGGGGTTGTCTGGTTCGTGGGTTTCGACATGCCAACCAACTCCATGAACTGGATCGCTGGGCCAACTTGTTTCAAGAGGTCTTGAACCCCACCGGCAGGCTGCTCTGATACAACCGACTGGTAGAGTTGGGTGGCCTCCGCCCCACTCACAACCGATGACGATGCCCTGCTCATGGCTTCACGTTGGATGGGGTCTTTTGCAATTCCACTCTGCTGTCTGAACCCTGACTTGCCCTCAAGCTTGGCAACAAGGGGAGTCAAGGGGAACCAGCCATATCCAGCTGGAACGGGGTTCTCGAAACTGGCAAACACCGACACGATCACTGATGAGACCGTGCCTGCAGTTGCCAGCACAAGTGGGTTCAGGACTGAAATGGTCAGCAACCCAAGGCACCCAGCTGCTGTAGCCACTGTAGTGTCAACGTTGTCAAAGAGTGACGGCGCCTCACGCTCAACTATAAGCTCCACGTTATTAACTGTGGAAGCTGAGAGCACGACACCATGGTTCTGAGACAACTGAGCAAGTGTGCCCCCCCACTGTTGAAGCGCGGGAGACGCACCTTTGACTCGGGGGATATGGCTGACCAGCAACGCCCCAATGTGCATGGGTGTAGCGTTGACCTTCACCTCAATACGCGCATTGGCTGCAAGCCAGCGGAACTGAGTGAGCTTGTCTGCGATGTTTGGCACCGCCAGAAGCAAACTCATGATGTCATACGCGGCGAGGGCATCGCCTGCGACATCGGTGTCGTCCCACGTGGTCGATGCAATCAGATACTTGCGCGACAAAACCCGCGTGAGCTCTGCGTCTGGATACGGGTGCCCCATCCTGTGGAGCCCCACCTGAGATCCAGAGAACCCACCAGCTTCCGGTACTGCTTCGGCAAACGTGGTGAGCTCGTTCGTGGTCTTCACTGTTTCGTTCTTCAAGTGCAGTGAATCACTTTGATTTTCTTTCAAAAATTCGGCAGCGAATTGTCTTATGCCATGTCCGTCTCGCCAGACAAACACAGCAGCATTGAAACATTGGGTTTGGGAGTAACCGTCTCGGTCCGTCTCCCACGTGTACACAAGCCGTACTGCAAGGTTGTAATCAAACTCGCCTTCCAAGCAGCGGTAAACCAGGTGCACACTAGTCCAGGCTTTCACGGCGTCCTCCGGGTGCATTCTGCACCAATAGGCTAGTTTATAGACGTCGCCGGGTCTGTGGGTGGCCTTATGGACCAGCTCGAAAGCTAGTCACGCCTTCCGCACCATCTCCATGACATGGTCATAGGATGGTGGGTGGAACGGCACCTTCGCTTTTGTCGCTGCCCGTTGGACAGCACCGTACAAGGTGTCGTAGTACTCACGTCCGTGCATTGCTGCTTCCAGCAGCGCACTTTGGATCGTCTGAGCACATGTTTCCATGGCATGAGATCGCCCTTCGGTCCACATAAGGCTCTGCTCAATGGATTTCTTCTCCAGCGGAGCAAGAACGACCCCTTCAAAAGGGACAAACCTACGCTTGAGGATGACAATATCCTCCAATGGCGTGAATGGCGTGTCCGGTAGAATGGGGCCCTTGTCAGCTGTCGTGAGTCGACCTCCAAAGAGGTTCTGGTACGACTGAGCGAACTCATATGTTGTCACGTTGAGATCGGTCGCCAACCCTGAAATCATGTCATCACCGTACGTCTTGGTGACCAAATGTTTTGCAAGGTAGTCGCGTGGCGACATCGTGATTTGCTCCCCTTTGAGGCGGAGAGCGTCCAAAATGGCTGCACCGACGGTGCAACGGAGCCTGTATGACCCCACTGCTGTAGTACGGTATTGCCCAGAGGACATAACCTGTGCGTCATAGTACGCCCAACTTCCTCGGACGTGGACGCTGGAGCCTGTCGACACGAAGCCCGCCATAATGCCATGGCGAGCCAACGCATTGTCTGGCTCAAACCCAACTCCTCTCCAGAATGCTGGGTCGGTGAATCGGAACACAATTCCAAGATTCTCCAGGGTTTTTAATGTCAGCTCTCCAACTGTTACAACAATTGACTGTTGCGAATGTTGGTCAAAATTAGCTGAATCAAGGCACATGTGGTTAGCAAACTTCCTGAGCTCCATCCACAATTCCTTCCACTCCGGCGAACATGGGTTGATTCCAACCATCGGCGTGCTCAACGTTGGCACCCTCTTCTCTGCTGTAGTCAAAGCCTCGCAGAACTGCTTGGCAACAATCAACACTGCAAGACTGGTGGCATAGTAGATGCGCGTCTCGACACCGAGAACTCGGGGAATACCCCTCAGCTCGGCCTTCAACGAATCCACCACAAGCCCTGTGTTGTAGTTGCCTCGCTTAAAACACTCATAGATCTCGAGGATTGCTCCCCGAAGGTCTGGGTGCCATTCTGCAAACGGCTTCTGCTCTCTCTTGAAACGATCAGAGCCTACCAAAATCCAGCGGTCATATGGCTGCGTGCCACCCAGGTTGTACCCAGGCGACGACGACATATCAACTGACTCAACCCCAAGAGGGGGATAGCCAAACATGGCTTGCTCTGGTGTAAGGATGTGGTAGACATCACCGGGAAACGGTGGCAACCACCGATCATCCCACACTTCCTCAAGGGCCGCAGTGTTCACTGACTTAAACGGGGGGGATTTTGATCCCTTCTCCCATGGGTCAATGACATCCAGGCTAAGGTCAGCCTGGTGTGGTATCACCCCACGGTCTTCCCATTTCTTCGCCACCATCTGTGGTGACATAGGGAACATGACTGTAGGGAGATTCATTGTCTTTATTGGGTACTTCGGGTCTTCCCTCAGGTGTATCGCTAGGAGCGATGGCTGCAACTTGTTCTTCGATGAACCTTGTTGCTTGAAAGCCACCTTCCCCAACGGCACTCCCGATGAAATCGGCACGTGTTGGTGGTCAGGGTCTTCCATCTTGATCGATGGCACGTGCTCAATGCTTGGGGCATCATCTGTGGATGCGTGCACGAGCTCCTGGGTCACTGCAACTCCTGTGCCGACTGCGGCATTGGAGCCAGTATGGATTCCAAGGATTCTGTGCACGCGACCCGCTTCCATTGACACAACCAGGGCTCCTGAAGAGCCGTCTGGGGTTTGAAGCGGGTACGTGAGATAGAAAGTCTCCTTATCCACCTGCGCCCCTGGCATCTCGTTATCGATATTGTATCCGACCTCCATGAAGTTGCACTCGGCATAAGGTGCCTCTGTGATGAGACGCTCACCGCGCTCATCTCTCCAGAGAACACGGACATCCCGGACTGGCACGTCAAGTGTGGTCTCCAAGTCCTGGTCCGTGATAAACAAATGCCTGATGTCACGCGCCATGTCGAGATCCTTGTCGAACTCGATAAACGCGTCCTCCTTGTCCTCCAACGCAATCAAGCGCCGGGGTGTCCTCACCTCCTTCACAATGCTCACTGCTTTCCCGTTAGGGTCAACATAGCACTGCTTCAGCACGATCTTCGTCGCTGTCATCAGCCGCTTTCCAACATGCTTGCACGTAACTGCGAAACGATTATGGGTCATGGTGATCTGTCCTGTTCGGACAAAGCCATCTCGATCCACATACGTCACTTGGTAAATGTTGTGCAGCAACGCTGATAGTAGCGGCAGTTCGAATGACTTAACCTGCTGGCGGTAAATGGGATCACGCATACGGGTAGGAAGCAATTTTCCTGCCTTGTTGTGCATCCCATCACCTCCACGGCTTGGTTCTGCTCGCGTCTTCCCGCCCTTCTGGTAGCGACCCCCCTGGATGCTGTCTCCAAAGTGGTCCTCCTTCCAGGCCCTCGAACGCGCAGTTGGTTTCGATTGTTTAACCTTGTACTGCTGCACAAAGCCATCTCGTCCTTCATCATCCTTCGTCTCCACAGCGGCAGGTTTCGTCTCTCCAACCTCGCCATCCGTGGTTTCAGCCTCAGCATCCCCTGAAAGGATTGCCCTGAGGGTGAATGCTCCTGCAACAAGCGCAACGACTGTTCCAACAACAGTCAGTGCTGAGACCACAACAGCGAGTGGGTTATGCTGAACCCACGTAGTTATGCGGTCATATGCACTCGACATTGCGCGCCTCATGTAGGCCCATGCAGCTGTGCGGATGAAGTCGTCCTGCGACTCCTTAACCCACTTGCTCACACGGTCCCATTGGGACGCTGAAAAATCTGTTGCGCCTGCGAAAAAGTTAACAACTTTCCGCTTCACATCTGCGAACACTGTCTCTGCGGCCTCTGCCACAGTTGTTGTTGCACGACCGAGGATCCTGTTAGCCTCGGTGTGCAAAAACTCCAGATCTGCTTTCAACTCCACTCCCGTGTCCACACGGGCAATAATCTCAAGCATACTGTAGTAATGGTTCTTCACTGTCTCCAAGTCACTCTTCCGTGAGCCAACATTTCCTTGCTGGCGGAAGCTCTTGGCATTGCCAATCTGAGGAGTTGTGAGAAGCTGCTGCCTATGGCGGGCAGCTGCCTCTTCTCCTCTTGTTAGCAATTCGTCCTCAGTGAGATCCTTCAACACTGGCATCTCAAACTCCATCTTCATCTTCCGGTTGTTCCATAGCAACATGGCCCGCAACTCAACAACGATCTCCTCCGTTGTTATGGGCCCCATTGACTTGCCGTGGATATCGTATCGCTCAAACACCCATGATGATGGGTTCCGGGCTGATCCTCCATGCTTCTTCTTGACGCTCATGTGGAAGCGTCGCGGCACAGTCAATGGATCGACTGCTCCTGTGTTGATAAGCTTAGCTCCACCATTACGTGTGACTGTAACCATCAACGGCTCGATGAACGTCGAGCCCTTCCCTTCGAACGCCATATCCGGCGTGAAGGGGTCACAACTGATAAGCTGTAAGAGTTCTGCTGTCGTGACTGCACGCTGTTCCTGATCCACCGTCCGGTAGGCATCTGGGTACGTAACAATCGCGGGTGTTCCAACACCCTCCCAGTACTGTGATGTCCCCGTGCGGGGGTACACAATCCTGGAATCAAACTCAGGCTGATAAAGATCTGGCCGCAGCTGGTGGAACGTTGGCGCGAGCACACGATGGAAATAGTCCATGCATGTGCTCTTGCCGACACCAGCTGCGCCAAAGACAACAAAGCCAACGGGTTCCGTCCGAACCCCCTGGTTAGCATTTGCTGCTTTTGTCTCCTTCAACAGCATGTTGGTGGTCTGCCTGAGCGTGGCAAGTGGGGCTGTATACCTCACATTAGCACGTCCAAGAACCAACTGCTTCTCCATTGCTTCAACTTCGACCAAAAACTTCTCAACTTCCTGTCTGAATGCGGCAACATTGTGGATCCGCGCTGGGGTTTGCCATGTCCTGGCATACTCCGCACCACGGTCAATCAACGGAATCACCTGCTGGTGAATCTTACGCTCGGCCCATGGAACCCATGGATCTCCCGTAACTGCCTCGTAGATTCCTCCAACGATTGCTTCAGCCACTGGTCCAATCAAGTTAGCCAGTGTACTCACATCGTGAACTGCTGTTGCTGCTGTATGCAACACGCTGAACACCGATGGTCCTGGTCTGAACTTTCCTTGCTCTCCAGCCACCACGGTAGCAAACCGTGTGGCAACCTTCTCAAGTATTGATCCAATGCTTGCTTCTTCGTCCTCTCCTCCTTGCTGTCGGTAACCCATTGCCGGGTTCTCGGCATACAAGAGGCTGTCATCTCGAATGTCTGGGGACGAGCTCCTCTCATACCGAGGCTTAGTCATCTGCCTCAATGTAGTATCAAGTGCGTCGATCCTCCTGAACACAGTAATAATCTCGTCGATGAGGGTACACCCTGCCCACACTGTTGAAAACAACACGGGGACAAGTCCCAATGCGAACAAGACCTTGTTCCAACTCGCCTTGTTAGACCGGATAAAAAAGTATGCGCCAATGGCGCACACCGTCGATCCGACAACAATAGCTGCAACTAGCCCCGCATTCTTCGGGAGCACACGTTGCAGAGAGGTGATCAAGTTCTTAAAGAATCCTGAAATTCCTCCTCCTCCTTGCTGAACAAAGTCAATGGCTGCCATGTTCTCAGTACATATGTTAATCAAGTTCTGGAACTCTGTCCTCAGCTCTGGCGACTCTCCTTCACAGATGAGCCGCCCAAGCAGGGGGTATGCTCCATGAGCTTCAAGTGCTCCTCGAACTGCCAAACGCGTCTGCTGGGCCGTTAGGCCATATGCAGGGCGTGGGTAGCTTGGGATACCTGTAACGTACTCATGTGCAGCCTCTCGTGAGAGTGAGGCCCTGAATAAATCGCCTGCGATAATCTGTCGCAGCTCATAATTCATGCGTCTGGTCTCATGCGAGGTCATCGGTTTCGTTGTGCGTGGAAAAACATCCTCCCGAGGTATCGTAGGCACCACTTGGGGCGCCGGCTTCGGGGGGAGCGGGTCACGCTCCCATAATCTCTTCCTCTCCGCACTCATGGCAATGAAACTGTCAAATGTTCCTCCATCCTTCATGTGCTGCTCGTATGCGAATACCATCTGCATCGAGCTCTTGTAAGTCTGCGCTGGGCGTGTTCTGTGCATAAAAAGTCTGTCATGAATATCCTCATGATGTCTGCACAGTGGCATGGCGTGCGATTTGCTGCACACGCCGCAGATGGTCTTGCGAAACTGCGAATCCAATTGATGCTCTGTTCGCAGCATGTTTGCCCATCTGGGGCCAAGTTCAAGTGCTGTGAGTGACTCCTGCGTCTCCTCTCGCAATGTCCAAAACACAATCTGCACAGCACGCTTGAACTCATTTCTGAGTCCAGTCGCGCCGACATATGCGTAGACATCGAACTTCTCCTCCCATCTCTTCACTCGGGCATTGCAGCCCGCCAAGAATGTGCGCTTAAACGTATCTGGTAACATGTCGTGCTTAACTGGCGCCCATGTGTCATTTACTGACACAAACGCCGAGTTGACGAGAGTCATGTGCAGCGTGTACAGTGTGACGTCAATGATGCCGATAAAATCGGGGTCATTGTTCGTGATACTGCGCAACGCTGTCATTGTCTTTGTCAAGTTTCCTTTACGCTTCTCCTCCTTATTGGCCACTCCTTCGCGAGGTTCTGTGGCCTTCTGGTGCGATTTTGAATCGTCTTTCTGTGGTTTCTTACTCTTACGAGTGTGTTTTCCTCCATACTTCTCTTCATCCTCCGCCCACCTAGTGGGTCTTCCTCCAGCGGGGGTCTGACGTTCCATGTTGGAATAGTCAAATGATGCTTCTGTCCGTCTTAAACCCAGTAACGGGGACAAACAAAGATGAGTTTCCACCTCACCTCGATACTAGAGATCTCGTCTCTAGCCAACTTCTACACGATCCTTTAACGGTATCGCGCAGGCAACCAGAAGTAGTAGCTTATAGCTAGTCTTCTAGGGGCAAAATTGTG